CGGCCACACTGGCCTCTACGCGGATATTGCGGATGGTAATGCTGGCGCCATCCACGGTGATCTGCGCGTCGGCATGGCCGAGGGTGAAGGTCGGCCGGTCGGCCCCTACGCCGAGGCCCTGGATGATGATGCCGTCGACGTCCATATCCGCCAGCTCGCCGGCCACCGCCAGTGTCTCGGCATGGCCCGGCATAAGGTAGATGATGTCGCCCTTGTTCGCCGTGCAGAGATTGTTGGCGGCGTCAAGGGTCGCCAGGGGATCGTCGGGGTTCGCCCCCGAGCCGCCCTGATCTGTGCCGGTCCCGGAATGGACCCATATCCTGCGGCCGGTCGAAAGCCCCTGGTCGGCAACGACCATCGAGCCCGCGCGCCATTGTGCGAAGAGTTCTGTCTTGGCTAGTTTCGGACCCATCTTGTGTTCCTTCCGTGTGACACGGGTTTGTTACATGAGCCGGGGTAGGGGCACGGCGTGCCGTGCCCTCGACGCTCCCGGAACTTACGTAATGCTGTCCGCAGTCAGTCCGTCCTGCGGGAAGCGGGCGCCTCCGCGGACATAGGTCACGACGGCCTCGTCGCCCGAGTTCGCGAGTTGGATGTAGGCGGACACGTATCGCAGCTCCTTGCTGTTGTCCGCGCCCTCCTGCGCGATCTGCTCGGCCGTGCACTCCAGCACGATCTGATCGCCCTCGGCGGTGCCTACGCTGCCGGTCCAGTCGGCGATGAGGATGTTGCTATCACCGCCGTCCGAGTCCTGGTCCGCGTAGATCTTCAGGTCCACGACGCCGGCCCCGGTGAGGTTCCCGGCCGTCAGGATGGCGGCGAAGTTCGAGAAGTCGCGCATATCGACCCATTCGTCGATATCCGAAAGAGTCGAGTAGTTGCCGTCCTTCCAGTACGATTTGATCGCCAGATTGGCGAAGAGCTTGTTAGCTGCCTGAGGACTAACCATCGTCATGCCTCCAGTTAAAGACAGTCATCAGCCGTCAGCTATCAGCAGTCAGTTCTTTGTTTCTGCCTGCTGTCTGCTGCCTGCTGTCTTATTGTTATGCTCTCGCGTTCAGGGTGACGAACGGGCTCAGCGTGGCGCCGTTCTTGGGCGTCAGGGCGGTGCGCCACCAGGGCGCGCCCGCGTTCCGCATGGTGAACCGGAAGGCCCGCTCGTTGTAGACGAACCGGACATGGATGCTCTCCACGCCCTGGAGGCCCTCGTAGACGCCCTCGATGAACTGGCTCCAGTTCGCGCACACGATGTCGCCCTTGTCGCCCACGGTCTTCATGTACTCGCTGTAGACGACGGGCCGGCCGAGGAGCGTGTCGGCCACATCCTCGCGGGCGTCCGTGTGGTAGATGGGCACGCCGCCGGCGCCGATCTCCATCACCATGGTCATGAGCTGCGGCAGGCAGTCCTGGTTCGCCATCCAGATGGCGTTCTCGTACTTCCAGACCCGCGCCCGCATCTTGATGATGTTCTCGTAGACGAGGGTGTCCGCCGCCTGGCCCGTCTCCTTGGTAATGGAGATGAGGCAGGGAGAGTTCATGATGCCCATGAACTGGCCGACGCCCGTCCCGGTGAGCCGCTCGCCGATGATGCGCGAGGTGAACTCATCGCGGAACCCCGCTGCGATCAGGGCAGCGAACGAGCTGGCCGAGTCGGTCAGGAGCTCCTCGGTGGCGTAGGAGATGCCCATGAGGGGATTCGCTTCGAGCTTGATCTGCTCGAACTTCATTCGGCTGGCCGCCACTGTGTCGGCCTCGGCCCGCCGGTAGACGCGCAGGCCGCCCGAGACGCTGGTGGAATGGTCCTTGTCCACGCGCGCCGCCACTGGAACGACTGGCACCTCCATCGGGATGACGGTCGTCCGGCCCAGCATCGGGTCGGCCTCGACCCCCATCTGCATCACGTCCGGCCTGAAGATGGTGGGAATAGTGAACCCACCGTAGGGATCGGAATAGCCGCCGGCCTCGTCGGATCCGGCCGTCGCCTGCACCTTCAGGGGCGTCAGGCGCTCGGACATGGGCCGGCCCATCCCGGCCTGGATCACGTCCAGCATGAACGCACGGGGCGTCTTGTAACCCCTGCCGGGGTCGTCTTCCCATGCTTGCTTCACAGTCACGATAGGGACACGGGCAGGCTGCTCCGGAGTGTCCGGCGCCGTCTGGCGGCCCCGGCTCTGATCGAGCTGGGCTCGTCCGGCGGCCAGCCGTGCTTTGCGTTGGTCGCCCGCTTCGGTCGCCTGGATCTCGGCCTGCTTCGCTTCGGCATCGTCCAGGAGTGCGTCAGCCTCGGCCGCTTCCTTCTTTGTCAGATCGCGGTCTTCTGCTTCCGCCGCATCCTGGAGTGCCTGGGCTTCGTCCAGGGCTTTGGCCCGTGCTTCTCTGAGTGCTTTCAAGTCCATCGATTTTCCTCGCTCTTAGAGGACGTTACTGTCCTAGCGGTTTGCGGGCCGTCTCTGCGGTCCGTCGTGCCGCCCAATGCACCGGCTACGGCTCTGCGCGCCGGCGCCCGTCATCTGCTATCTACATACGACGCCCGGGCCGAACGCAGGCGTCTCCCTGCGCGGTCGGCCCTTGGCGTCTCTTGTTCCTTGATCACCTTCCGCATTGCTCGCACGGTGTCGTCCAGCGATTCCACGCCGTCGATCAAGCCGAAGGCCAGCGCCTTCTTGGCTATGTGGACCCGCCCATCGGCGGCCTCTCGCACCTGCTTGGCAGTCATCTGCCGGCCACCCTTGACCGCCTTGAGGAACGGGGCATTGAGATCGTCGACTACTTCCTGGGCATAGGCGAGATGGTCTTCCGTGATCTCCGTACCCTCGACGAAGGCGCCCTTATAGGCCCCAGTGGCGATCACATGCACCTTGACGCCTGCTGCCTCCGCCATTCCCGAGAGGTCCTCCAGGACGGAAAGCGTGCCAATGCTGCCTACGAGTGCGGTCCGGTTTGCCGTGATCCGTCGCGCCTGGCTGGCGACCCAGTATGCGGCCGACGCTCCGAGGTCTTCGATGTAGGCATAGACGGGCTTTCGCCGGTCCGCCCCAGCAATTTCATCGGCAAGGTCTGCGGTCCCTGCCACCGTCCCGCCTGGCGAGTCGATGTGAAGAAGGATCGCCTTAACCTGTTCATCCCTCACCGCCTTTCTTATGGCTATGCGGGTCTCGACGGTGGACGTCCCATCGTCGAAGCTGCTGCGGCCCTTTGTCATCTGCCCGTGGATGCCGATCATGGCGATGCCGCCCTCATCCGCTTCAGCGGCTTGTTGTTGGGCTACTGTCTCGCCCTCCGTCACCTGCCTCGGCTTCAACGTGCCATCCCTGACCGCTGCCACAGCCTGGGCGAACCAGGCCGGTTCGATCATCCAGGGCCCAAAATGCTGCGCGGCGCATCTGGCTGTCTGCTGTTCACTCGGCATTGTCTTCTCCTGACTGTCCCGCAGGGGCGGGACTGTCTGCTGCTTTTAGGATCGCATCCGTAAGCGTGCCGGCCACGCGCGCGGGATGTTGCTGCTGCCTGATGTCGGCCCAGGCGGGAACGCTGCCGGCCAGCATGGCCTGGGCGAGGCCGGCGGCTGCCCTCTCGACGTGAGATGCCGCGTATGCCTGAACGACGTCGCCGACCTTGCCCGTCAGGTCCAGGTCATCAGAGACGAGCAGGGCGCAGGACGTGGCGGCCGGCGTCAGTGCTTGCACCAGATAATCGAGCTGCTCGGCCCAGAAGCCATCGGCCCATGCGGTGAAGGCATCGGCATCGGCAGCATACTTCTTCGCCGCCCGCACTGCGGCCTTCGCTTCCTTGGCGATGACGCGCTGGGCGGCTTCCTCAAAGAGAGGCAGATGGGCGGCGCGGACCAGACTAGAGTCCAGAGGCTGGAGGGTCGTGATACGTACTTGCTGCCTTCCCCCTCCAATCTCCAGCCTGCCGCTGGCGGTCTGGTCGACGGGTTGCGTATTAAGCGCCACGCGGTAGACGTCCCCCGCCGGGCCGATCCCGTTCTCGTTCTCCGCCTCGCGGATGTCGTTCGGAGACATCGCGCCGATGTTGGCCATGCCGCGGTAGAAGATGATGCGCTGTGTCGGATTCCCGCGCAGCAGGCCCTTGAACAGGTGCTCGGCAAAGTAGTCCGTCTCGCGGGGGCCGAAGAGCTTGCGCTTGATCTCCTGTTCCCAGCGGACCGTCCAGGGCATCAGCGTGTCGCCGACGTACTCCTGGTTCTGCTCTGTGATGTTCGAGAACGTCGAGCGGAGCAAATGCTGCAACTTGTGGGGAGGCATGCGGAACCAGCGGGCTATCTCTTCAACCTGGAACTGGCGCGTCTCGAGGAACTGGGCCTCCTCCGGCGGGATGCCGAACGATTGCCACTCCATGCCCTCTTCCATGATGGCCACGTTGTTGGCATTGGCAGCGCCCTGGTGGATCTTCGTCCATGACTCGCGCAAGTGCCGGGCGGCATCATCGCCCAGTGTTGATGGATGCTTTAGGCCGCCACCGGGGCGGGCGCCGTTCCGGAAGAAGCGCGCGCCGAACTGCTCGGTGGCCAGCCCCAGGCCGATGGCCTGCTTGCCCAGCACGGACAGCGCATAGCCGCTCACCCCGTCCTCGCCGAGGCCATGGATATGGAGCATGTCGTGGGCGGGGATCCGCACGGGTTCGCCCCCGAAGTCCTCACTGCGGACGTCATAGACGAGCTTCCCCTCGTCACGCCCGATCCCGACGCGGCTCGGGTGTATCAGGTGAAGCGCGACAGGGACATCGCGCCCCGTCCGCTCGATCTCGGCGAACCCGCCCCCCCAACCGAGGGCACGGCTTGTGGCCGTCTCGCGGAATGTCATCGACCCCATGTCGTCGTTCGGTGCATCGTGCAGCAGGGGGAAGACCGGGTGCTCGCGTGCCCGCCGCTTGCCGCGTGGATCTATCCGCTCGTAGACGAACAGCGGCAGCTTGCCCACGTCCTCGCTGATGGCCCGCATGGCGGCGTAGTAGGCGCTGAGGCTGTTGGCCGTCTTGGCGTTTACGCGCGGCCCGGCCTCTGTCTGCCGGCCTCCGGCCACGTCTATCAGCCACTGGGCCGGGGTCTGGAGGTCCGTTTCCTCTCCGTATATGGCGGCCAGGACGCCCATTCTCAGGAGCTCCTCAGATCAATCCATACGAGCAGGCCGACGCTGATCGGACCCAGTGGAAGCCACGCCATGGCGAAGCCGATGCCAATAAGGGCCAGGGCCACGAACCCGACGACTGCTTTTCTGGTCAGGGGTTTCATACTGTTACGAGCCCTCGTCCCGTGTAGACCGATTCCTTGTCGCCGCCCCCGCCCGATATCGACAGGCCGATGGCCATGGCCAGGGCGACGATGCCGTCGATCTTCTCCGTGCTGCGCTTCTTGTCCGGCCGGATGTTCTCGCTCTCGTCCACCTTCACGCACACGTTGCCCGCGTTCCAGTCGAGCACAGGGTGGTGTCCGTGGGCCAGCTCGCCGCTGAGGACCAGGGCTTCGAGGCGCTTCATGGGTTCATTCATCGTCTTCCAGCCCTGGCGGAACTCGACCATCTCGAAGCCGTCCTTGTCCTGGAGGGCCAGGGCGGTCTCGCGGGCGTTCCATGGGTCGTAGGCGATCTCCTGGATGTCGTAGAGCTCGGCGAGCTCCCGGATGCGGGCGCGCACCAGGGGGTATTCCACGATGGTGCCGGGCGTGAGGTTGATGTATCCCTGGCGGCCCCATGTCTCATACTCGACATGGTCGCGTCGCTCCCGCAGGCGGGCGTTGTCGCCGGGCACCCAGAAGAAGGGCAGCACGGCATGGGTCTCGGGGAAGTAGAGAACAAAGGCCGTCAGGTCCTTAGTGGTCGCGAGGTCGAGGCCCGCATAGCACGGCTGGCCCTCCAGCTCGGCCGGATCCACCACGCCGGCGCAGGCGTGCCACTTGTCCATCGGCAGCCAGACGATGGCCTGTTCGGTCTTCCAGTTCAGGTGGAGGCGCTTGAACCCATTCTCACGCGCCGGGGTCTCCTGTGCCTTGCGGCACTGCTCGCGCAGGTAGTCCATGCGGATGCTCACGTCCAGCAGGGGGTTGACCCGACGCCAGACCTTCTCGTCCGTCCAGTCGTCCTTCTTCGGGTCTGCCTCCCATATGGCGGGCAGCAGCGCGGGGTCGTCGGTCTTGCCGTCGCGGACCCTCTTGGCATACTCGAGCTGCTCGTTGCAGATCGAGGGCCGATCCCAGTCCGCGGTCGTAAAGACCAGCATCAGCGGTTGGCTGCGCGAACCTGTGCCGGTCTCCAGCACCTCATAGAGGTCGCGGTTCGGGTGCGCGTGCAGCTCGTCCACAGCGGCGCAGTGGACGTTGAGGCCATGCTTGGTGTGGGCGTCCGCTGAGAGGCACTTCCATAACCCGTTCGCCTTCTTGAGCGCGATGGTCTTGCTCTGGCCTGCGGGGCCGCCCCCGTAGATTGTGCAACGGTCGTTGAGGGCCGGCTCCTGACGCACCATCTCGCTGCCGTAGTTGAAGATGATGGACGCCTGGTCGCGGTCGGCCGCAGCCGAGTAGACATCCGCGCCGGGTTCGCCATCGCACATCAGCATGTACAGTACAATGCCTGCGCCGAGCATCGTCTTCCCGTTCTTCCGGGGGACATACATGAACAGGTTCCGATAGCGGCGGGTGCCATCCGGCCTCTGCCAACCGAAGAGGTTGGCCACGATCGAGGACTGGACGGGCTCAAGGATGAAGGGCTCGCCGGCCTTCTCGCCCTTGCTGTGGCGGAGGTATTGGGGGAAGAAGTCGAGGACCCGTTGCGCAGCCTCCGGGTCGAACCAGCATTCGCCAGCCGTGGCGACCGGATCATAGCCGGGGATCCGCCCGAGGATCTTCAGCCACTTCTTGGTGATGCGCTTAGCCATAGTCAGGCGCTTCTCTTGAGCCGAGGACCGGAGAAGTATTCGTCGTTCTTGCCACGGTTCTCATCGGGGTTCTCTGTAGGCATAGCCAGATCAGCGCGGGCGGCCGGGGTGAGGCCGAACTGCCGCTCGAGCGCCAGGAGCTGCTGGGCGAGGCGCTCGGTGCGCTTGACCTGGGGGCGCTCCTCCTGCTTTGTGAAGTGGCCGAGCTTGTCGCGCAGCATCCGCGTCTCGTCGTGCTCGGTGAGGAACTCGGTATTCTCTCGCCACTGGGCGAACATCTGGCAGTAGCGCGCGAGGGCGTTGCGGTCGCACGTGCCGAGGATGTTCATCTGTGCGAGCTGGGGAACCAGGTCCTTCCAGACACGCCGAGCCAGAGGCGACAGCCACGACGGGCACCGAAGCGGACCCGCGGGCGGCTTGGGTTCGCCCTTGCGATACGTCCCACGCTTGGAGCCCCGCGTCCTCAGTACTTCGGTCGGCGTCTTAGTTGGTCCG